GTGCAGACCTTAATCGAAAACCTGCCGATGATTCTGGACGCGGCATTGCAGCTCATCACGGGGCTGGCCCAGGGGCTTTTGAATGCCATCCCGGTCCTGATTGCGGCCCTGCCCGCTATTATTACGGCGATTGTGGAGTTTATCGTGGTGGCGATCCCGCAGATCATCAATGCCGGGATACAGCTATTGACCTCGCTGGTCTCCGCGCTGCCGGAGATCATTACGGCCATCGTGGCGGCAATTCCACAGATTATTGACGGGCTGGTGACTGCCATCCTCGGCAGTATCCCCCAGATCATTGACGCGGGCGTGAACCTGCTGATCTCCCTGATCCAGAACCTGCCGACTATTATCACCACTATTGTGGGGGCGATCCCGCAGATTATTTCCTCGTTGGTGAACGCCATCCTGAACAGCATCCCCCAGATCATACAGGCAGGCGTCCAGCTATTCGTGTCGCTGATCCAAAACCTGCCCACTATCATCGTGGAAATCGTAAAAGCAGTGCCGCAGATCATCGCGGGAATTGTAAACGCCTTTACTTCCTCAATGGGGCAGATTGTCAATATCGGCAAGAACATCGTGCAGGGGCTGTGGCAGGGTATCCAGAGCCTTGCCGGATGGATCTGGGACAAGGTTTCCGGCTGGATTTCCGGCATCTGGGACGGGATCTGCAGCTTCTTTGGCATCAACTCTCCATCCAGGGAAATGGCCTGGGTAGGCGAAATGCTGGGCAGGGGTCTTGCCGGCGGCATCGAGGACAGCGCCGGCGAAGCGGTCAGCGCCGCAGAGGATTTGAACAACGGTATTCTGGGCGTGATGAACGGGCTGGCAGCGGATATGCAGTCCGCTGTTCCCTCGAATTTTGCCTTTGACGCCGGCGGGACGATCCGCTCTGCGTCCGGCGGCATGAACAGCGGGGGTGCGTCCTTTGGAACCCTCATTACCATCCAACAGATGATTGTCCGCAGCGAGGATGACATCCGCAGGATTTCCCAAGAACTTTACAATCTCATGCAGGTCGGCTCCCGCGCACAGGGCCGCATCATTACAGCCTAAGAGGAGGTGGGATTTATGGGCTTTCAATACAACGGAATTTCTTCTCAGTCCATGAATATCAAGGCCCGTCTTACCGGCTGGCAGATGGTTCCTGCTCTTCGGAGCAATACGGAAACTGTCCCCGGTAAAGCGGGCCTTGCGGACTTTGGGGCAGACAGCGGCGAGCGGTACATCGATGTTTCCTGCAATGTCTATCCGCAGAAAACCTTTGCCGGTTTGGTGGCAGTTTTAGATCGGGCGGCGGCATGGTTAGACCCTACGGTGGGGACAAAACAGCTTGTACTGGACGATGTGCCGGACCGGTATTTTATGGCCCGGCTTTCCGATACGGTAGACTGTGAACGGCTCCTGCGGTCGGCCGGTTCCTTTACCCTCCGTTTTCTTTGCCCTGACCCTTACGGATACGCGCTGGATGATGAAACCTTTACCCTCTCCCAAGCGGGGGAGCATGAGGTGGAGCGTGAAATCGGAAACACAGACTCCGAGCCGGTGTATTCTCTGCAAGGAACAATTTCCTCTGGCGCGATTGTACTCACGACCAATGGAGAAAACCTGCGAGTGGTTGGCCCGCTGGTTGCGGGGGAAGTGCTGGTAATCGACACCGGCATGGTCACAGCCAAAGTGACGGACAGCGCGGGCAATACCCTGCGAAACGGCCTGTCCTGTTTGGAGGAGCTGAATTTCCCGGTACTGCGCCGGGGTGTGAATGAGGTTGATATCGCGGTTGAAGGCAGCGCCGTTTTTACCGAACTTCACATACAGGCAAAGAGCCGATGGAGGTAAGCGATGGCAGTAAAAACTACTTTGACTGCGCAGGAGGACTTTACCGGGGAATTTCCATCTGCATGGGCAGGCTCCGGCCTCTGGCGCTTTAACGAGTCCGAACCGGACAGCAACGACCGGCTGATGGATTCTTCCGGCAATGGCCGGGATTTCAATATTATCAACTGGAGCGGCACCACGGCAAACCTGCTGGAAGGCTGGCGTGGACATTATTTCCGCTTCAACATCAATAACCCAACCTCGGAGAAAACATATCTTCAAGCCGTAAACGACGGCTCGATTTTCTCCTCGCTGGGGGAACGGATTGTGGTGGGCGGCTGGATGAACCCCACCATTTACTCGGTAGGTAATACCTTCTGCCCTATTTTTAACACAAGGCAGGGGCCGGGCCAGCCGATCCTGTATCTTTCGCTGTATTCCGGGCGGCCCCGCCTAATGCTCTATAATTCCTCCGGCTCCCTGATTTTGGACGAGTCGGTAACGCCCCCGTTTTCTCTGGTAAACAACGGCTGGTATTTCCTCGCCGCTGTGATCGAGCCGGACGCATACAAAGCCTGCTATGTGGTAGGCGATCGCAGCACCGGTACAGTCTGGATTTCAAACGAGCTGACGATTGAGGGTGAACTGAACCGTTCCTGTACCGCCGACCTTATCATGGGGATGCACGCTGACACCTATTATTACGCAGGCGGCTTTGATGATTGGTTTCTGGATACGGATTCTTCTTTGACTGCCGAAGATCTGGCGGAATATTTTAAGGCCACTCTGTTTGCCAACGGCGGAGATATGTCCGGTGATGTGGATGCGCTCACCGAGCCGGGGAGCGTTACCCTTAGAAGCTCGGACGGAGCCTATCCATCCAGCGGGCAGCTTATTACAAAGGCGGCAGCCTGCTCCCTTTCCGGTACGGGACGCGTGGCTGCGACCAGCGAATATACAGCGGGCGTGACTGCCATTGAACAAGTGGAAACCTCCACTTCGGATGATTTGGAGGAATGGTCTGCCTGGCAGGCTATCGGCACCAGCGGCGAGCTGCAATCTCCGAACCGGCAGTATATCCGCTTCCGTGTGACGCTTGCCACTGAGGATACCAGCCGAACTCCGAAGCTGTTGGAAATCCAGCTCCACGATATACCGAAGGCCCCCTATGAAAAGCTGGGCTTTGCACGCCCGGTAGTGCTGGATGCAAACGGCGCGTGGGAAGCGGTTCTGGAAAATGCCTTTGATATTGTTGTCACCAGCGAAGTCAACGGGGCCGATACCATGGAATTTTATCTGCCTTTCCATGATCCCAAGCGGGCCATGCTGGACAATGAAAAGCAGGTGCAGATCGTCAATGACATTTACCGCATACGAACCCTCACCGATACGAAGGACACCGATGGCCGGATTGTGACTCAGGTCTATGCCGAAGCTGCTTTTTATGACCTGTCCTTTTCTGAGGAAAAAGAAACGGTGGACTTTAACGCGGATACAGCGGACGCGCCGATGCGGTACGCGCTGGAAGGCACCGGCTGGTCGGTGGGAACGGTCAACGTCACCACTCTGCGCACATGGCAGTGTACGGAGAAAAACGCCCTTTCCATTCTGCGGGCCACGCAGAATATCCACGGCGGCGACCTGATTTTTGATTGCCCGAACCGACTCGTCCATCTTCTTACCTTTGGCGGGAATGACAGCGGCGCTCTGTTTGCATATCGCAAAAATCTCAAAAGTATTGAGCGGGTGGTGGATACCCGCAGCTTGGTAACAAGGCTCTATGCCTATGGCAAGGATGGAATGACGTTCGCCTCGATCAATGGCGGCAAGGACTATGTGGAGGATTTCTCCTATACCACCGAAGTACGCATTTCCACGCTGGACTGCTCGAACTTCACCAATCCCTATCAGATGCTGGAATACACGCAGATGCGGTTGGCGGAATATGCGCAGCCCCGCGTTTCCTATGTTCTCTCCGCAATGGATTTGTCGGCCCTTACCGGGTATGAGCATGAGGCGTGGGCGCTGGGCGACATTGTAACGGTGGATGATAAAGACCTCAACCTGTCGGTAAAAACCCGCGTGGTGCGCCGCCAGTACAATTTGCAGGAGCCGTGGAAAACTGTGCTGGAACTTTCCACTACCCTTCGGGAACTGGGTGATTCCTCCGCACAATGGGATAAGGCCGCCGATGTGCTGGCATCCACCGATGTGATTGACCGGCAGGAAGTAAAGGACTTGGTGCCTTTTAACCATCTGCGTAATTCCCGCGCTGACAGCGGCATGAATTACTGGACGAACTCCGGCTTTGAGGTGGATGCGGAAAACGGCGTTTCCGGTACGGCTTCCTTCAAGGCAGAGGGCGTTTTGGGTATGACAAAAAGCCTGACACAGACGGTCTACCCGGCCAGCCGCCGGAGCTATACCTTTTCAGCGCAGATTGCCTCGGAGGATTTGCAGAAAGGCCCCAGCGGGCAGGTCGGCATCGAAGTAACCTTTGAATATGAGGACGGTTCCACGGAAACGCGGTTCATCGACCTCTTTTAATATAGAAGGGAGCGGCCTATGGCTTCTTTTTCGCAAACTGCCACCGACCTGTCCCCCAAGGGGTACGGGAGGCTGCGTTCCATCACCATCCGGCTTTGTATTACGGATTGCACCGGCAGGGTGTATTTTACCGACATTATGGTGCAGGGTGGCTCCATTGCTACCGGCTGGGTGGGCCATCCCAGCGAAATCCAGTGGACGCTGGACGGGTAAGGAGGCTGGCATGGCGGAATTTACTCGATTTTCAGAAACAATTTTGACAAAACAGGATCAGCGGGTGGTAAGCATCACCGTGAAGCCGATGATTTCTGATTGTACAGGCCGGATTTACTTCACCGACCTGATGGTACAGGAAGGCGACCGGCTCACAGGTTATGTGATAAATACAGAAACAATTCTGCAAAAATACCGGGAGGATGGCTCCATTGTTCCTCCCCGTTTCTACAACGGCGTGGTGCGCTCGGCGGAAACGGTGGTGCTATTCAACCTCGGCTCCGATACGGCGGGGCTGGACTGCTATCTCTACCCGGTGCAGGACATGGCGGCGGGCAGCATTTCCGTGGCTTTGGGCGCGGGCGCACACAAGGCAGCTTTCCCTACTGCGGTAAGTGCCGGGGATGAGTTGGCCCTTCTGGCTTCTTCCCGGAAATGCCTGCTCAACGGAAGCCCCACGGAAAAGCGCGGCTTCTTTCAATACACGGCTGCCGGGGACAGCAAGCATCCGGTGACAGTAGAGGAGCATAAATCCGCCCGGCTGTTGTTTGAATTTCAGGAAATGCAGGAAGGCGGTGATCGGTTTTGAACCGGGACTATCTAAAAGGAAGGCGGTGCATGGTCTGGTCGTTCATGCAGAACGCTCGGATGTACGAGGCTTTGCGGGACTATGGCGACCGGCTGGATACGGTGGGGATTTTTACTTTTGAGGTGGATGCCACCGGGACGCTCTCGGAAACTGGCACAAGCATTTCCTCCATGATGACCTACATCAACAAGTGGCCGCACATTCACTGGATGCTGACCGTGATGAACCACGGGACAGCCAGTATTTTCACGGCTCTGCGCAATAACACAAACGGAGCAAAAGATAAGTTTTTAACCGAGCTGGTGCGCATCATGGAAAAATACCCGTGGTGTGCCGGAGTGGACATTGATTTGGAGCGCGGCGGCGGATATGAGAACCGGGAAGCGGCAAACTCCTTATTTCAGGCTATTTACCAGACGGTCAAAGCCTATGATTCCTCCAAACTCGTCAATATCTGCCTGCCCGGCATGACCGGCGTTCAGGGCAGTGTGGGCGGGGAAAACTGGTGCGTCTATGCCGACCTCAACCCGTACTGCGACACGGCTTCTATTATGTCTTATGGCATGGCGTGGGCAGGCAGCGCCCCCGGCCCCGTATCTCCCCGGAGCTGGTTAGAGGGCATTTACGATTACGCGGTCACGGCGATGTCCCCGGGGAAGATTTTCATGGGCCTGCCGGGATACGGCTGGAACTGGCAGATATACGACACCCCGGAGAACCTGGGCGAAACCTACCGGGGGATTTCCAACACCTACTATGCCGCCAAGCTCTGGATGACCGGCGGCTACAACTTCACCGGGGATGCGCCGCCCCAGCCCATGATCCCCATTATTGCCTATTGGGACGATGTAGATATGGTGCCGTGGGCGCTTCCGCAGGTATATGACTACATGGAAGGATGGGATGCTTCCTCGGTAACTTCACCCCTGCAGCAGGAAGTCTATAACCGCAGGAGGTATCTGACCTGTTACGGGAAGGAGCAAAAGACCTCCTTCGGCACAATCTGCATTGACCGTGGCGGCGGCACACCGGATTCCTACACCGGGCTTGCCACTGTGTCCGATTACATGACGGTTCTCGGTGAGGACGCGACAGCAACCTTTCATTTTACGATTGAGCAGGCTGGCACCTATGACATAGCGGTACGGCTTGCTTTTCCTTTTTGGGATAAAAACGCGCTGAATGTGGCTGTGGACGGAAGCTCAAAGACCTTTTCGGAGAGCCGCCTGTGGTGGCCGTACTGGCGGCGCACCTGCTGGCTTTCCTTTGCTTCCGGCAGGAGCCTCTCCGCAGGCAGCCATACGCTTACGATCAGCGGCGGCGTTCCCGGTGTGCAGTTTTACGGTTTCCGGGTATGCAGCAGCTTTTCTGAGGAACCGTCTGCCGGAGAGGCGGCGTTTACCCTCTCACCCCGGCAGTTTCTGGACGTGAACGGCGAACCGGCCACCCCGGACAAGGGCTTTAAGCTCACCTGTGAAATGCTCCGGCGAAAACCGGATTCGGCACTGGTATGGTATGAGGACTTCCGGGATGATACCCCTCTGCCGGACAGCTACTGGACGACGCTCTCCGGGGAATGGTCGGTGTGGAGGGAAAGCTACACCACCGAGAACAGGCCCTATTCCTTGCTGGAAGGCTC